GCCGCCGGTTGCAATGATGATACTGTCATGGCAACAGCAATTGCTTTAGAAACATTGAGAACACATTACGACAAGTTAACTATGGATAAAGTACCATGGTCTCAGAAGGCAGGGAGCTTACCTGTCGAAGACAATACACCATGGCTATAGAGTTCCCATTGTCCTCGCTGCTCCGGCGGAAGCAGGGGATAAATCCGCCACTTAAAGGGAGATTGATATGGCTGCATCAGATTATTGGAATGCTTTTATGCAAGCTGCCAAAAGAAGTTCAGAAGAAAATGCGGCAAAGCAGAATGCAGCGCGTGCTATGGTAGATGCTCCTCCAATTAATTATGACTATAATATAATTGATTTTGCTAGAGATGCTTCTCCTGTGGGTGCAGCTATGAACATGGGTAGTGCGTTAAGAGAAGGTGATTATAAGACAGCAGGATTAAATGCAGCATTATTAGGAGCTGAAGCATTCCCACCTTTAAAGTGGGGAGCTAAGGGTATTAATAGATTAGCAGGATCTTCTGCACTTAAAGGAGCATTGCATCCTGCTATGTGGAAGCAAGGTCAGTATACAAAAGATCAAGTAGGAGATATGTGGAAAACTTTTCAAGGTAAACCTGTAGGTCCTTTAGCTGCTGGTGCAGATGTTAATCCTTCTAATTATTATGTTCATTATTCTAAATATCCTGGTATGATGAGTAAAAGAAATTATATTTATGGAAATAGAAATACTTCTCAGCATTTAGATCCAGCAATGCATCAAAAGCTTTTACCAAAGGAAAAAATTCAAAGATGGCAAATGCTAGAGTATTTAGATAAGCTTAAAACAATAAATCCTAATGATCCTTTAGTAAAAATGCAAGTTCCTGATGCATATAGAGAGCTAGCAAAAAGAGGTAATTTGAATCCAGCATTTGATAGTGCTTTTGTAACAGGAATAGATCATGCTAAAAATCTTGCTAAGTATAATGTTATTAGTCCAGATAAAAAATATATAAATGTATTTAAGACTACAGAAACTTATCCAAGTCAAACAATGGCTGGAGAAAATTTAGGCAGTCCAGTAACAGAATCTTTATATCCTAAGATAGATATGTATGATACAGAGATAGACGTAGCACCTATAATAAAAAAATATAAACAATTAAAACATAATCAATTAGGTGGTAAAGAAGTAGACGTAAGAGATTCAGACTTTTTAGATTTCTTAGATAAAGAAATTAGGAGAAATTAATATGAAAGAACGATTAAAAAATTTTAGTAAAAGATTCGGAGAAGGAACAGCTTGGGATCTAGACTATGGTAAACTATTAATAATTGGTTTGTTAGTATATCATATCTTTATACAATGAGAAAAATAAGACGGGCTGCTATTCGTTATCAGAATGCAGCAGGAGCGAAGGGAGACTACACCCCTTCTATGGCTGAAGCAATCGCCGCAATCTTAAATAAAAGGGGATCTTCTAATGACACCGACACAAGAAGTTCGCGAAGCAATGGAGAAGATAGATAGTTACTGCAATGAAAATAATTTAAAAGGGCATGAGTTTGAGCGTAAAGTTTTGTGGAACTCATTAAATATTTATTCCGATTTAAAAGATCGTAACACTGATAAGTTTATTGAAGAACATTTACATAGTATGAAGAATGGCTTATGGACTTAGAAGATCGTGTTAGCTTTATAAAAATGAGGATAGAAAAATTTAAAAGGACTTATGAACTTAAAACAGATCCTTCAGCAATTATAAATATATTTGAGAAGAAAAAAGATGATCATGAAAGCAATCCAGAAAAACTTAGAGAAGAACTCAAAGTTCAATGAGTATGATGAGGATGGAGATGGTGTTGTATCTGATAGAGAGTTAGAACATCTTAGAGAAATAAAAGAAACAGAATCTTTATTACGTAAAGAACTGGCTCAGCTTAGAATGGCAAGATACACATTAATAGCAATGGGGGTTTTTACAGCGGTAATGTTTTTACCGTGGGTTCCATTAGAGAGAGTTGAAGCAATGAGTAATGTAAGTTCATTGTTTTATATTTCAGGTGCGGGCATTGTGGGTGCGTACATGGGTGTATCTGCGTGGATGAGTAAGAGAGGATAGCATGCGTGCTATAATATTATTTTTAATAATAGTAATGGGCGCAGGTTTAGTTAATGATCTATGCAGTGGATGTCTTTCTAAACGAGGAGATGTTTTGTTTCCATATAGTGTTATAACTCCAGGAGATAACTATGGTATTTTGGGGGAATGATGTGAAAAATAAAGATTGGGGGAACCATGAAGAAACTTTTGAAGAAACCCTAAGAAGAGAAATGCTGTCTGCAAGAAAAGAACTGTGGCTGGTTAAGATGGATTTAAAGGAACTTCAAGGGACTCATTATAAATTATTAAAGCGTAATGCCGAGTTAATAGAAGAAGTAATAGAATTAAAAAAGAAACAATGTCAGTGTGATGATTAATCCCAGGAGCGGAAAATGTTTGAAAGATTTATGCAAAATAAAGATAAAGATCCTAAGTATCTAAGCGGTAAAAAGAAAGAAGTAAAGCAGAAGAAAGAAAAAGAAAGAGTACTATCTAAAGCTGGTTCTTATACTGTAAAAGACTTAGAGAATGCTAAGAAGGTACAAACGTATCAAGGAGGGTTACAATGAGTAAGCCTGATGGATACAAGGAGCAGGTAACCGATGAGCAGTTAATTAGTATGATTGAGACCGGTGTTCAGAATTCCACTGGTGATTGGTTGAATAGCTCTGACCTTGCACGAGAAAGATTGAAAGCAACTTACGAATATGCCTGTTTACCTGAGAACCACTTATATCCTCAGGGTGTTAGTACCATCGTAGATACATCAACAACTGAAGTAATAGAAGCATACACTGCAATTATTTCTGATTTGTTCTTAAGTAACCATAAATTAGCACGATTCATTCCATTTGATGAGACACCTGGTAGTTTTTCTGCGGCTAAAGATGCAGCGAATATTGTTAATTATTGTTTGTTTAAAAAGAATAATGGCTGGGAATTAATGCAGCAATGGATAAAATCATCTTTATTATGGAAAAATTCTATTTGCCGTTGGACATACGTTGAAGACTATGATCATATCTTCGAAGAATTTGAAAAGATTGATCAGACTAAGCTTGATGAATTATTATCTGATGATAATGTAGAGATCGTTGGTGATCTTCAATTTGAAAATACAATCAATGAGATCGACCCTTTAAACGGGCAGGAGCCGAATGTTGAATTAACTTATATAAATGTAAGAATAAAAAAGACAATTGATAAGTCAAGAGTTAAGATAGAAATTATTCCACCTGAAAACTTTAGAATATCCAGAGATGCAACTTCGATTGAAGATGCTTTCTTTGTTGGTGTTCAGACTGAGATGTCAAGATCTGAATTAAGAAAGCTTTATCCTGAGATGGCGTCAGAAATAAAAGAGTGGGATGATTTGTCAAATGAAGAGTGGGTAGGCAGTACTCAATTCTCTGAAGATGCTGCTGCAAGAAAAACGATTACAGGTCAAGCATATTGGCAGGGATCCCAACAGGAAGATGTATTTCCTTTAGAAGCAAATAGAAATATTGTATTAACTGAATCATGGATTAACGTGGATAGAGATGGTGACGGTATTGCAGAATTAAAACATATTGTTTCTGTCGGTACACATATTCTTCAGGAAACAGATATTGAAGATATACCGCTAGCTTCGATTGTTCCGATTGATATTCCATTTGAATTCTATGGATTGTCGATGGCAGACTTTGCAAGATCTTCTACATTAGCAAGCACTGCAATCTTACGTGGGTTTGTAGAGAATACATATTTAACAAACTACTCACCTAAGCTGGCAGATCCTAATGTTGTAGATTTTAGTGCATTACAGAATATGAAGCCTAAACAAATTATACCGACAAACGGTAGTCCTATAAATGCAGTACAACCACTAACACCCGAGACAATATCAACAGGTACTGTGCCGTTATTAGAGTACTTGCAGGGAATAAAAGAGCAGGCGACAGGCATGTCAAAGGCCGCACAAGGTCTTAACGATACTTTATACATATCAGGTAACTCGGAACAAAAGCTACAGGCTGTGCAGTCTGCAGCGCAAAAACGAATTCAACACATTGCCAGACGATTCGCTGAGACAGGCTTTAAGAAATTGATCGGTGGTATCTATGAAACAATGCGTAAGAATATGAAAGGTAATATGTCTTATAACTTAGATGGTGTCTATGGCACTGTTAATTTGGACACAATGCCTTCGAGGATGGATGTAGAAATCTTATTAGATATCGGAGAGAACTCTAATATCAATATGATCACAAAGCTTGGTAAAGTAGGTGGAGAGATCTTACCTGCATTAAACAATCAAGGCGTAGGAATGGTGATTAAACCGGAAGCCCCTGCGATCTTGGCAACTAAATTACTCGAGGCAATGCATCTGGATAGTAATGATTTTCTAGAAGATTATACTACCGATGAATTTAAGAAGAAGGCGGCTGAAACAATTCAGAAGCAATCTCAAGATGCTGAGCAGGCAAAACAATTAGAGCAGAAGAAGGCTCAGGCTGAATCCGCTTTAGCGGAGGCTAACGTTGGTTTTACCCATGCTCAAACTAAAAATACTCAAGATGATAACTCTAAACAATTAGCGGTATCAATTGATAAACACTTTCAAGAATGGGCTGACCTTGCTATTAAGGCAACTAAAGAAGGTGCACAACTACCTAAGCATCCTGACTATGCTCAGATAATAATGATGGCAAGGCAAATATTGCAAGGGCCACAACAACCTCAACCTCAACAACAGGGAGAATAATTATGGGAACAGTAACTATCAACTCATCAGGAGTTGGTGCAGCTCAGTCTGGAACTGTTACAACTGCAGCAGGTTCTGCGGCAGGATCAATCATGGTCACTAATGATAGTGATTCTAAAATTACATTTAACGTAGCCACTGCTGGTACTAATGTACAAACAGGACTTA